ACGTACTGGGGTTACGTTCTGCGCTAAATGTCCGCGTAGGATAAGTACAGCGCGGCTGTGAGTTTCAACAGCTGCCATAGCTTGTGGCAATTGTACTTGTAAGCTGTTCTGCTTAGATCCAACAAGCACCCAGGCTGGCTCTACTGGATAGAAAGCTGAATCGGCTCCGCTTTGCTGATCTTTAAAATTCGCTGTATTAGCAGAATAATAAGGAGCTGCTACTTCTTGCTGCTGCGGCACAGAGTAATGACGATATAAGTCATAAGCAGGTACAATTTGACGGTTGTTTACAGTCAAAGTTAGGCTGCTGTTATACCAGTTATATAAGCTGGTAGCTGTGTTAGCAGTAGAAAAAATCTGCGTGTTAGGATAAGTTACCAACTGAAAGTTAGTAGCTGTTGTGCTTGAAGGTTTACAGAAAAATAAACCAATGCTTGAGCATACAAAAGCGTCTTGTAAATTAAGGCGCTGTTCAGTGTTAAAGCTCTGTGTATTGCTGCTACTCACATCATTTGTAAGTACAGGAAACTGGTAGCTTGTAATTGTAGTACTCAAAGATACTTCAAGGCGCAAGTAGGACTGTGAAAGTACTGCTTGACCTAGCGAAAAACCTGCTGTGTTTATCGCTTGTTTTGCCTTTTCAAAGGCGAGGCGTGTGCCAACTGTTGATGCCATTTTGTTTTTGCCCTGTTCGTTTGCCCAGGGCTGGGCTTTTAGTTTTTAAAATAAAGGTGAATACAGGTGATTAAATTAATTATCGTCCTCGTCATATCCTGCCAGCACAGAAAGATCATCCCCAGCTAGTACTGAATCATCACCAGCAATTACGCTGATATTGTCAGGTACTTCGCCAACTGTTACAGGGAAAGTCATAGTGTCGTCCATTTGACCTAATGCTGGTACTAATTGACCTACTAGACCTGCGCCACCTGCTGCAATCATACCGTTACCAATTGCTTTACCCATATCACCTTTTAGGATCATTGGGAAAGCTAGTCCGATACCTACAACAGCTGCGTTTTTAATACGTTCATCCCCTACTGGGATAAAACCTGCAACCTTTTTACCAATAACTGCTCCTGCGATTATACCCAGTGCAGCTGCAATGTTGGCTCTTTTGCCAATTGCACCCATACGACGGCGACTTGTGCGTCTTTTGGTGCTTTTTCTACGTCTTGCCATTTTGTTTTTTTATGTTTGTTTATTACGTCCTAATTACCAAAGTAGCTGATCAGCAAAGTAGCCTGGCGTTCCTTTTACTTTTCTGTCTCTCGCGTGCCTGGCTTTGTAAAGTTTTCGGCGCTGATCTGCTACTGTCTTACCGAATAACTTTTTGTAGGTTGGATAATCTAAATAACCCCTAGCACCTACACTTGTTACAAATTTTCCACTTTTATCAAAAACATCAATCTTTTTTTCTGCCTTACTACTGGGCCTAACTTTTACATTTAACTTTTTTGCCTGGGCCAGCGTGTATGGCAAGATTTTATACACTATAGAGAAATTAATTTTTTTAATTGTTGCTTTACTTTTGTCATTTCTTTTTGCAGCTTTCTTGCTTCAGTTTTCTTTCTTTTAAATAATTTTTTAGCTGCTAAAATTCCAAACTTTTTTTGTAAAGTTTTTATTCCTTTACTTTTTATAGCACCAATAGACATGTGTTCGTGCTGTGCTTCTTCTAAATTATTAACTTTCTCTTTTACAGTATGGATCTTATTCAAAATATCTCTTTCTGTAGGTTTTCTTTTGCTTTTTTTAGCAATACTTCCTAATTTTTTACCAGCGCGCTGTTTGCTGTAACTAATAGCGAATGCTTGCTTTACAGCTTGCGCTTGTGTTAGTTTAGGGTTTTTCTTGCGCAGCTTTTTAGCCTCTGCTACTACTGCTTTAAATTTTGCCCTGGCTGCTCGTTGTTTTGCTGTCATTTCTTTCTAGTTAAAAAATAAACGGCAGCTGCGCCGCCTATAATTAATGGTAAAAAATTAGGTTTTCTAGTTTCGGATTGTTTTTCAAATGTTGGTGTACTTGTTACGTCCATAGTTGGCGTAGTTTCCTCAAAAACTTGATCCGCAGTGTCTATATTTTCGGCCTGTTCTGCTGCTTTTGGCTCCAGTGCTTTTTTTGCTAATTCCTGCGACATAGAATTAATTGCGCTTTTGCCAATATCTACCAGGTCCGCAGGATCAATGCCAATTTCTCTAAAAAAATTACCTACCCTAACAAGTAATGGCGCTGCCGCTGTTGCTGTTGCTGCCGCTGGTGCTACTCCAATTATATCGTCGCCGAAAATTCTTTTTTTAGTTGATCCTTTTTCCCAGGCTTTTTTCAGTGCGTTAATTTGACCGCCTGCGCCTTCCCAAAAGTTTTGTAGCTTGCTAGGTGCTTTTTGCCAGGCTGCTGCTAGCTTTGTTGCAAGTGCGCCAAAGTTAATATAAACTAGCGCTAAAAACGCATTGCGTACTGGCGCTGCTGCTACTTTTAGTACAGCTTTAGTTCCTTTTTTTAATACCTGCCCAGCTGTGCGGCCCGCAGCCTGGCGAGCAGCTTTTACGTTTGTTACAGCTGCTTTTTTCGCCGCTTTAGTCGGCGCCGCTTTTTTGGCTGCTTTAGCAGCTTTTAACGCTGCCTTTTGTTGCGCTGTTGCGCCTATTCCGCTTATTGAATATAGTGCCATTTTTCTATCTGTTGCGTATTTATACGGTTTTTTATAGTCGTATTGTCCTACTACTGGATCTAGCCAAATTTCGTTCTTACCTGGATTGATCACTACAAAAACGTGCTGCGGTTGCTTGTCGTAATCTCGGTAACTAGCAAACCTGTACGCAAAAGGTATTCCCAGGCTTTGTAATACTCCCCCAGCAAATAAACTGTAATGCTTGCAATCCCCGTAACCTGTTGCAAGGATAGCAGCAGGACTTTTTACTGTCTGCTTACTTCCTGGCTCAATTACATAGCGAACGTTATTTTTTAAAAAATTAAAAATTTTACGTCCTACTTCTCTAGGTGTTCCAGCATTAAAAAAAGAACTTATCCTGCTATATTCCTTCGCGTGTCTTTTGTGCGCAGTACAAATAGCGTCTATTATATCGCCTGTGCTTTGATCCTGGACTAGCATTTCGTTTTTGTTCATAAACGGTGCTAGTCGCCCCATTATCATACTTGCGTTCACAGGCTGCGCGTTTCAGTTATCGGAACAACTATTCCGTCCACGTTTGCTGATCCACTAAAAGTAACGCTAACCTGTCCAGATGCCGCATTTAATAATTCTCTTACACTTTCAAAAACTCCTAACGCACTAGGACGTGCTACAAGGCGTAGTGTACTTTCGCTATTAGGTCCAACTGTCTGATCACCAAATGCTGATACATTAGCCAGAAATCTATCATTTACGCTAATTGATCCAGTAATACTTTTAATTTTTATTGTTGTATTAGTCGGGTTTTGCACAGCTAGTTCTACATTAATAGTTGGCTGTAACAAGCTGCCGCCTGGGCGCAGGCTTCGCAGTTGAAAAATTGCTTTTTGGCCAAATCTAAATCTTGACAGTAAAAATAGCGCAGCTGCTCCACCTATTAGTAATAAAATATTCCGCATTTTATGACTGCTGCGGCTTTTTAATCTTTATCGTTTGTCTGTATCTAAGTTACTACAAAATATCAATCAAAAAAAGAATTTTATAAATTTGTAGTTTTTACTTCAATCTTAAGCGGCTCTATATGGCCGCTGTTTAGATTGAAGTAAAGTTACTAAAAAAATTTGATATTTCGTATAAAAACAGGCCAAAATTTATTAACAATTTCACCTGTATTCACCTTCATATAACAAAATAAGGTGTAAAAGCGTAAAAAAATAGCCTAGCGTAGAAACGCCAGGCTTTTCCTTAACCAACTCTGCTGCTTATGTATACAAATTTACATATTTTTTTGAAAATCACGTATTAGCCATGTTCGGCACTCAAATTTTTTCGTTTCTTTATCGTACCAATTAATATACCAAGCACCTAAATTAAGGCAAAATTGGCCAAATTTAGTCCTATTGGCTATGTTCCTATATTTTCTCGGTCTTTTTGTTCCTGGCTTAAAAAAAACTATCGCTGTCTCGTATTTTTTATGCATTTTGTACTATTTTAGCAATGAATACAGGTGATTGCGGTTAGTATCGTAGTCGTTTGTCTGGGCCGGTCGAGTTTACTCCCGGCCCTTTTTTTTTACCTAAAAAGGCAAGTCATCTGTCTGATCTTCGCCTTGACTAGCTTGCGGTGTTAATGGCACCTGATCTTGAACTGATAGCGTATTTAGATCCTGCATTTGTTGCTCGCTGAATAAAATTCGCAAATAGTTCATACCAGATTTGCTAGTATTAACCCACCCGCTCATTCTAAATTGCTTACCATCGATCGAAGCAGTACCGGTGTAGTCTGGCTGCGTTGGCTTATCCTTTTTTTGCTTAAAAAGGCTGCCGCTGTTGTTTTTTGTTTCCATAGTTTTAATTTGTTCAGATACCTCTGTCCCCAGGTTAATTTTTTTATATCTTTCAGGAATGATCATTGGTACTGTATTTACCCAACTAATCGAATGATGCAATCTCTGATTAGTAGTTACCATCATTGACACCTTAACCGAAGATGGCATCATCATAACCGTTGTAAACGATTTGCAGAATGTTCCATATTGTAAATATGCGTCAGTCATACCACCGGATGTTTTTTGAGTTGCAGCCTGATTTAATTGCACTGACGTAAATGTAAAAAATAACCCACCTCTTGATCCTATTGTAACGTATGCGTTTACGTCCTCGTTTAATTGACCTAAAAATTGATATGGCCTATTAACACTACAAAAAAATGAGTTCATAGCTTTGCGTTTTAATTTAGTTCCAGCGAACCCGCCTATATGATCACCGCCTTGCGAAAAAGCTATTGACAGGCAATTCGGAATATTTTTCATAAATTCAATAAATGTATCAAAAACCTTATTAATGTTTTTAATATATGGACCTCTTTCATATCTAAATGAAAAACCTGTATAGTCATCATCTAGTACCAAAAAATATTCTTTATTTAATTTTTTTGCTATATTAAAACAAGCGTTACGGGCGTGTGTAGTGGTTCTACGGTTATCAAAATTATTGCCTTCGTCAACTAGATCAGCCATTGCTTTTTTATCGAATACAATTACTTTATGCTCGCCAAACTTTTTTTGATATTTATGTATTGTAGCATCTTCGTTATCTAGTATTAAATACCAGTCGCCGCTATACGCGCACTTTTTTAACGAATTTAAAGTGAGTATTTTTTCTGGCCTGCCGTGTGTTATAATAAACACTACAAAATTATTCGCCATATTCCTCTAAATATTGTTTGCGTATATCGTCGGATAATTTTACATAACCGTATTCGATTGCCTTTTCAAAATCTATTATTACAAGCGCGCTGCGTTCCATAAGCTGCTGCATTTCTTTTGATGCATGTGCATAATAGTCTGCAATTTTTTCGTAATTAAATACTGTATGCCTTTTTGCCGCGTCTATTAAAAAATTTTTTTCTTCATAAGATAAATTACTTTTATCAATTTCTTTCATTAGCCGATGCGTTTTAGATTTATCACATAATTCTAATAAATAAGGCTGCTTATTTTTTGGCTCGTATATCGGTGCTCCTATCTTTGTAGTATATTTTTGATCATCACCGGGTGCAAATTCCTTTCCAAATAAATTGATTTGTTTCATTTTTTTGTTTTTTTATTAGTTATAGTTTGAATTGGCTCGATATACACTACCTGTTTCCATTGCCCGTTAAAATTGCTAATTGCTATTGTCTCAAAGTCCTCATCACTACGAAGATATTTTGGCCGTAAAACAAATTGCCCGACATCTCTATTTTTTTCAACTATCATTGTTGACTGGCTCCACCTATCCGTGTTACTACCTAGATGGCCAAGCGTTTCACCTTGTCCTTTGCCTAAGTGTAAAACGCCTATTAATAAAATATCATATTGTTTTGTAATTCTTTTAAGCCAGTTTGTAACAAGCCTTGTTTCGCGTGGGTCATTATAATCTAAACATAGATCTAGCATTCCATCTACAAAAATACAGCTGCAGTCTTTATTTTCTATTAAGTACTGTTCGATCATTGCTCTAATTTTGCTCGGCATATCTTCGCGTAAGCTATATGCGTCAAAAGTAGATGGCAAGGACTTTTTATCAGCTAGTGTAATTATTTTATCGACTTGCCGATAAAAGTCAAAGCTGCTCATTTCTGTATCAAAATATCCTATCCTGAGCCGGTCTTGAGGCAATTGTAGTTTCATTCCCCATATAGTTTGATAAACAGGAATCATAGCCGATGCAGCAACAGCTCCAATATATGTCGACTTACTTGCTTTAGGTAAGCCGCTAAATACAATATAGCTTTGTAAACAGCCAACAGTTTTACCTTGTATTGTAAAAATTGGTACTTGCTCGACAGGTTTATTAGCTGGATCATATCGCCTGCTTTGTAAAAGTTCGCGTATATCGTTTGCCATTATTTTACATATTCCAGTAGCTGGATAGCCATAGCATAAAAAGTAAAATAATTAATAACCAAAATTTTGGGTTATTCAATAATACTAAGGACATCTTTTTCATTTTCGTTGGTGTTTAGTTTTATAATAAGATCCTTTGCTGTCTTAATAGCTGCCTCTACTGGTGTAACTGGCTCGCCTTTGTCGGATAGCTTTTTAGTAATTGATAATTCTAGGTAAAAAGGTAGCAGCTGAATAGTAAAATACTCTAGCTTACTCATTCCAGGGATAGGCGCAATAATGCGACCTAGATTATCTTGTGCTACTTGTGGCGGGAACGCAGGAGCGTTAAAAGTTTGGTTTTGCATAGTTGGATAAATTTTATAGATCTGTAAATAAAAAAAACTGTTTCAACTGCTATCATTACTAGCAGCATAATAGGGAAACAAAATAGCCAGGTATAACTCCAGCTAATAACGCGATCAAATTTGCTCATAGTTTCCCTTATTAGCGTTAATTAACTGGCGCTGATAAAAGTCAATAGAATCATCAATTAGAGTGCGCAGTTCCATTTCTAGGTTAAAAGGAATAAGCCGTTGTTCTATTACTATGCGGCTTTCGCAGTTAAAAGTTAGCTGAATCGCAATACGCTTAGTGTCTTTTAGATTAGATCCTAAAAATTGTAGCGCTTTGATTTTGTCTTGCAGCATAGTTTTATACGCTGCCAGGTCGTTTGGTGTTGTCATACGGTTAGAATTTAAATGAATGTAGATCGTTTGTCAGTACAAATCTATAATACTTTTTTTCATATAAAAAAAAAAAAATCTAGCTGTAAGTGGCTAGATTGAATAAAATGCTATAAATTAGTAAGTTATGACAAATACAACTCGGCTTCTTCTTTTCGCCTTCTTACTAGTCCTTGTGATACTACTTTACCTTTTAGCGTTGTCACTTTATTGAAATCTGCAAAATGTGCTGCTACTTCTTGATCGTTTGCACCAGCGTTTAATTTACGTAGTAATGTAGATCTGCCAAATGCTCCAACTCCTATATTATAGGCTAAACTTGTTAGCGCTGCTAACTGTCTATCATTTATAGGACGTTTTACTAAATTTTTTACGCTATTTTGTGTACTAGCTGTTACTAAATTTAACCAGCGTAATGCAGTTTCTTTAGTAATAACGTCACCCTCTTTTATTCTTAATCCATTTTCGGGATTGTATGTAGATCCGTAACCAATAGTCCAAATGCCTGCGCTGTCTTTATAGGCTTTTAAACGTATGTTTTCAAAATTTGCTATTATTTTTGCTGCACTCACTTTACTACTAATTAAAATAAGTCCTACAATAGCTAGGGCAATTATATAATTTTTGTACTTGCCCATTCATTACAGACCTGTTTTATCAAAATCTTTAGCTGCGGTTAGGCCTAGGCCTGCGCCAATTGTGCTAATACCAGTAACCAGGTCGCCTTTTAGTATGGCTGCTACGCCGCCAATAATAGTAGCAAAACCAAAAAAGGTAGTTTTCCAGTTTTTAAATAGCTTTTTCATAATGACGTTGTTTTAAATTTTTGTATAATAATGTCCAGCTTAGTTTCTAAGCGAATTAACCTCTCTGCGTGGTCATCGTGCTTTGCCTGCTTTTCCTCTAGCGCTTTTACGCGCTGATTAAGTACGGCCCAGCTAGCACCAGCGCCAAAAACGCTACTAATTACTATCGTGATTATTTGTGGATCCACTTTCCTTTTGTTTTTTAGTTTCCTCTGCGATTTGCAGGTTAGTTTCGCGCAGCTTTGCTTGAAGCCATTCAATGTTAGCCATTAAGTCGTAGGCTGCTGCTTTTAGTGTTTGTAGTTTGTCCATTTTTTTAAGGTATTAAGGTTAAATTTAACTGCGTGCAAATATACTGATATGCAGCTAAATTAACGTCGCTTGCTGTTCCCCAGGTAACGTAAGCCTCGCCGCTGATAGTAGTATTGCCCTGGGTTAAAGTTTGCTTTGTTTCTGCGCCTTCGCTGTCAGTAGTTACTTTACTAATATTCCAGTAAAACTGCGCATAGTCCGATAGATTGTCATTTACAATGATAGCGTCAATATAGTTGCCAGTTTCGCTTTGTCCGTTTTGCCATATCTGTAGTGGCTGAATTGAATATCCCATTTTTTTTATTTTTTATACTGCGTAATAAGGTATTTTTCTATTTGTGCCGTTAATTATTACTTCAAAATATCCAGCTATACTTCCAGCACTTCCAGCTGTAGTAATATTTGATATATTTAAACCACCTCCACCTATTTCAAGTAATACCTCACTAGCTTGTTGGTTAATTTCAATATATGAAACACCTATTTTTCCAAATTTATAGCTTTCAGTTACAAAATCTAAATTTATGCCATCGTTATTTCCCGCAAAAAAGGTTGTAATTGTGCCATTATGATCTTCAACCCTTAAAGAAGTACCACCATATGAATAATTGTAATCACCAATGTATGTACTCTTATTAGCGCCATCGTAAACTATAAAACCAAAATCATTAATTGGATCACCGAATTTATATTGATTATTCGCAAAATCTAAATATAAACCTTTGTCTACACCACTTTTTACTGTCTTTATAAGATCATTACTTAAATCTACATCAAAGTATTGCTGTGTTAAATATCCTTGCACATCACCATAATAAACATTACCTGTAGCATTATCGTAACTAAAACCAACAATGTTAGTAGGACTAGCACCAAATAAACCCAAATAAAAACTATTGTTTACAAAATCTAAATATAAACCTACGTCAGCATTGTTATTTATTGTTTTGATTATTTGACTAACATCATCAATGTATAAATTTGTTCCATTATACACATATGATACATCCCCTAAAATAAATCTGTTGTTAGTTAGATTAACTGACAAACCGAGCAAGTCAGTAGCGTCCCCAAAAAAATAGTCGCCACCATTAAAATTACAATATATTCCTTTAGAATTACCTCCAGTTGTTGTTTGAATTATTTTATTAGTAGTATCAATTAATAGTTTTGCATTAGTTGTGCCTATTGCTGCACTACCATTAACAACTAATTTTTCACCACTATTTGTAGTAGTACCTATCAAAGTATTTGCCGCAAAGTAGTTTAAATCACTTGCGCCTTCTTGATATACTCCCCACCTATTAGTATAAGTAACCGTTCCAGTG